AACATATCTACGGATGAAGCACGACTAATTGTAGAACGAGCTCGTGGTAATGTTAAACAGACTATTGCTGAGTCTATACAATTCGATTCTATCGAAAATCAATTATTAATCAACGCAATTCAACAGACAAATAAAACCAACGAATTTCGAGAATTCTTAAATTCATTGCCAACCGAAGCAGATGCTATAACTTTAAACTTTTTAAATCAATTGAATTCAGAACAATCTGAAATGTTTGCATCTTTATTATATACGTTAAACGGTGTTAATGAAGATGAATTAAATACTATAAATTTTAAAAACGGATTTTATCACGATTTATTTAAATTAGAAACTAAAGGTTTAGGAAAAGGAGAAATTTTATTAGCAGCTTTAGTAAAAGGATCTAAAATAAATGGAGGGGGCGTATCATTTGATATGACAGCTAACGGCCGTGCCTATGAAATAAAAGACTATACTGGCGGTAAAGGAAATGCTAAATCAATTCGTTTAGGTACTAAAGGCAGTGTTACTAGATTCAAATTTTGGGATGAAATAGTAACAACGTTGAAACGTTTAGATCAATTACGAGGCACCGTAGAAAATCCAAAATTTTCATTTCATAAATATTTTAACGAATCATTGTTAAATTCTATTGCATATTTAGATGATCGGCGCACATTTATTTTAGCTGGAAATTTAAATATGAAAGATAAACAATTTTTAATGCAATTTTATCGAGAAGCTAACGCATTAAATTCGGAAATACAAGGTTATACTAATGTTATTTTACGAGGTCCAAATGCTACTCCTATAGAAATGTCAATCGAACCATTACAACAATCAATTGATGGAACATTAACTATTAAACCTATAGACGACGGAAGTCAAGATATTACATATATTAACACCGAACTTCGACGATTAAAATACGTACGACAGCCAGAAATGTTAGATGTAGATTTACAAGAAGCAGTTGATTCTATTATAGGAAATGATTTACAATTTATTGTTTTTAGAAAAGATCGTATACGAGTTACAAACGAATTTAGATATGTAGTTATAGATGCTGGAAAAATACGTATAATAGAAACAGCAATCGGTTCGGATAAAATTGATTTAAGTGATACAGACATAACTGAGGAATATGAACTTTGAAAACACAACTACTTTGCACATTCGCACATAAAACGGATTTAAACATTATAACCGAATACATTCAACATAATTACGAAATTCCAGAAAGACGAATATTCGTATTCTCAAACTCAGATCATATAGATAATTTATATTGTACTTACAATGCCGTTGATTCTGGAAGAAGAGGGCAAAATACAATAAGCATACACCGTAAAAAAGAAACTAATACTTTATATACAGTTAATGCACTTAACGAAGTTATACGTTCCGTTAATAATGGTATTTTAGATAAAACGTATCAATTAGATTGGACTCGTTATCAAAATTCATTTATATTAACTGAAGATTCTGGATATCGAGTTGTTAGTTTGATATTTTTTAAAAAAATTGGCTGGAATTGATATTTATTTATAGTTAATGGATCAATATATGAAATTAGAAAATCTTTTAAAAGAAAATATGCATCGGTTTAAAACTAAAAATTTAAGCGAACAAAATCTAGATGATTTAGAAAATAAATTAGGATTTGATAGCGGTGCCAATCGAGATCCAAAAACTGGCAATTTAATAAACCCGGATGGAGATACAAACAATAATGGTTACCCTGATGGTACCGAAGGCAATCAAAAGCCGGCAGGTCGATATACCGCGGATCTATTAGCTCACGCAGCACAAATTATGAATGTTGCTAGTTTTGATTCATTATATGATGCATATGAAGCCATGGCTGATGCATTAGATGCTGGTGCTGAAAATGAAGATGAAATACGTGATTGGGTGTCTAGTTATGCTAGATACGGAAAATATTAAAAATAGGAATACACAGATGACAAAGTTAAAAGATTTACTTGCAGAAAATATGCGTAGATTTGGAACTAAGAATATTAATGAAATGGATACGTATACCGCATCTACTCAAGGTCCATTAACTGACACCGAAATAAAAATATACGATCATATTTTAAATGCAATGGAATTGTGTATTCCAAATACTCCAGCAGATGTAATTGATGATTTTACAGATAGCTATAATAAGGAATATTATATCGATGCATTCAAAAAAATCATTGATTCTATACAACAGCTAGCAAATCATATCGACGATGATATGAGTCAACAGGCTGGATAAAAAACTTAACAAATTACTTGGACTTAACGAATTAATTACTTATATTGTAATTAATATTTTATATTTATTAACCATTTAAAAGGAGTTAACTAATGGCACTTAATTTAGACGCTATTAAAGCAAAACTGAATCAGTTGAATAAAGCTGATGACAAAAAACAAAATTTGTGGAAACCTGAAGCAGGTAAGACACGTATCCGAATTGTACCTTATGTACATCGCAAAGAAAATCCATTTCTAGAATTGTATTTCCATTATGACATTGGTAAGCGTTCTATGCTTTCACCAATAACATTTGGCAATGCCGATCCAATCGTAGAGTTTTCGGACAAACTTAAAAAGACTGGCGATAAGGATGAATGGCTAATGGGTCGTAAAATTGAACCAAAAATGAGAACTTACGTTCCTGTAATCATTCGAGGAAAAGAATCTGAAGGTGTTAAGTTTTGGGGATTCGGGAAAACAATTTACACAGAGTTGCTTTCAATTATTTCTGATCCAGATTATGGAGACATTACGGATCTAATGAATGGACGTGATATCGATGTAGAATTTACTCCAGCAGAAGGAGGCGCATATCCTAAAACAGCAATTCGCGTTAAGCCTAATACACAACCAGCTACCGAAGACAAAGCAATTGCTGAAAAAATCATGAATCAACCAGAAATTACTGATTTATTTCCAGAACCAACTTATGAAGAATTGGAACAAGCATTAGCTGAATGGATGAATCCAGAAAATGCAGATTCGGATGTAGCATCAAACGAGGAAGAAGAAACTCAAAGTGCTCCAGCACCAGCAAAAGCATCTAAGCCTGTAGCAGGTAAAGTTGATGACGTTGCATCAGCATTCAATGATCTTTTCAATTAAGGAGTTGTAAATGGCAAAGAGTAAAAGCAAACTAGAACTGGAAGATGCGTTAGCAAACACCTTGGCGGATAGCATTAACAAGCAATTCAAAGGTCAAGCATTAAAAACTGCATTCTTCTTAGATGGCGATGACGATGCGCCTAGCAATGTTAAAGATTGGATTTCATCAGGTTGCGACTCACTCGATTTAGCAATTTCAAATCGACCGTACGGAGGATTCCCAGTAGGTCGAATTACCGAAATTACCGGTTTAGAAGCTTCTGGAAAATCATTGTTAGCATCGCACGCATTAGCAGAAACTCAAAAGAAAGGCGGATTAGCAGTATATATTGATACGGAGTCTGCAACTAGTACAGAGTTTTTACAGGCTATCGGCGTTGATTTAAAAACAATGCTATATGTTCCATTAGAAACCATTGAAGAAATTTTTGAGACCATTGAAACAATTGTAGAGCAAGTACGTAAATCGAACAAAGATCGTTTAGTAACGATTGTAGTGGATTCAGTAATGGGTGCGTCTACGAAAATTGAAATGGCAGCTGAATATGATAAAGATGGTTATGCAACTAGTAAATCAATCATTCTTTCGAAAGCAATGCGTAAAGTTACGAATTGGATTGCACGAGAAAATATATGTTTGATATTTACAAATCAGTTACGTACTAAATTAGGCGTTTCGTTCGGAGATGCTTGGACGACATCGGGAGGTAAAGCTATTCCATTCCACGCATCGGTTAGATTACGATTGAAAAATACCGGAATGATTAAAGCAAAAATCAACGGAGTTGAACAAGTAGTTGGAAGTAAAACCGAAGTACAAGTTGTTAAGAACAGAATGGGACCTCCGCATCGCAAAGTGAATTACGATATCTATTATGATTCGGGTATTGACAATCATGGCGGTTGGTTAGAAATCATGAAGAAGTTTGATTTAGTTAAACAAGCTGGAGCACATTATACATTAGATGATGTAGATCATGAAACTGGCGAAGTATTTGGCGAAATTAAATTCCAATCAAAAAACTTTGTTGAAAAGGTAATTAACAACAAAGAAATTAAAGATCGATTGTATAAAAGAATTTGCGATGCATACATTTTTAAATACCAAGCTAATGTAGATGGGGGCATAGATGATATAATTATTACAGAAGAAGTTATAGATGAAGAAGGCTAATTAGTTATGAATTACCAAAGAATACATGATGCTATAATTGATAGAGCTCGCAATAGAAAGTTGCAAGGTTATCGAGAACAGCATCATGTTATTCCTAGGTGTTTAGGTGGTACTGATGATAAATCTAATCTTGTTGAGTTAACGGCACGAGAACATTTTATCGTACATAAATTGCTTTGTGAACTATTTCCGGATAATAAAAAACTAGTTCATGCATATTGGTTAATGGCAAATAAAACCCAAAGTGGTAATCAACAACGTATATATAATGTTAGCAGCAAAGAATATCAAAGATTAAAAGAACAAATTCGAGATATTAAATCCATCGCAATGAAAGGGAATACAAATAGAAAAAAAGGTACGATTCCATGGAATAAAAATAAATCTGTTGGACTATTTGGCGATGATAATCCTGCAAAACGCCCAGAAGTAAGGAAACAAATATCAGATGCGCTAACTGGGAGACAATTGGAAAAAATACAATGTCCACATTGTAATAAAATGGGACAACCATCAAATATGTATCGATGGCATTTTGATTATTGTAAATTAAATCCAGATAAACTAATTCGACCTGATTTAGAAATATGCAGCGAGTGTGGTATTGAAACTACAAAAGTTAATATTATTAGGTGGCATA